GGGCTTCGCGTGGTCAGATGTCGGGGCAGGCGCTCAATGGTTTGAAATCGTTACCCAATCCGATCTAGTGAGGTTATAAATGGCAGTCACCCCGGTAGGCAATCCTTACGTGGAAACCTCCGACCTAGTCGCGAACTACCCCGGCGCCTCTGAGGCTCTAGCGGAACGTATCGACATCGTCGGTGTGAACCCGTTCGCGAACGCGGCAGCACGTGACGCCGCAATACCAAGCCCGGTACAGGGGCAAATGTGTAGCCTAAACGACGATAACAAAGGTTACCGCTACGACGGTAGTGCATGGATACTTTTTAGCGGGGCCGGTCCAGCGAATTTCACGAACACTGCGACCGGCACATTCTCGTCAGGTGGAATTGATTACAAGTACATCACGTGGACTGGTAGCGGTGACCTTATTGTGGATCGGGCTGGGTTCGCTGACATTCTCGTCATCGGTGGCGGGGCCGGTGGCGCTAACGGTCGAGGCGGTGCCGGTGGCGCTGGTGGTCACTTGTTTATTACTAACGCATATTTACCCGCTGGCACATTAACGGTCACTGTCGGCGCTGGTGGCGCAGCCGGTGTCTCTAGTTTAACTGCCGGTAACAATGGTATTGCCAGCAGCGTTAATTCGTATTTCTCACCCGGTGGCGGCGCAGGCATGACGCAAGGCGGCGGTGGTTCGCTTGATGCAAGACCCGGAATAAATGGTGCTTCCGGTGGAGGGGCCGGTGGCTCTCAGGGTGGATCTTTATCCCTAAATCAAGGTGGTAGCGGGATCTCTAGCCTTGGCTTTGCAGGTGGAAACAGCGCAGATACGGCCGGTGGTGGTGGTGGTGGGTCGAGCGCGGTCGGGGCTAACGCGAGCACAAACAACGGCGGCGGTGGTGGTGCAGGTACGGCTAACTCAATAACTAATACAAGCGTCACCCGTGCTGGTGGTGGAGGTGGGTTTGGCGGGAGCACGTCAGGGGCCGGTGGCTCAGGTGGCGGGGGTAATACAGGTGTATCCGGGTCGATAAATACCGGATCGGGTGGTGGGGGTGCTAATACTGCCGGTGGTGCCGGTGGCTCCGGTGTCGTTATCGTAAGGGTGGTGGTGTAAATGGCTCACTTCGCGGAAGTAGACGAATACCAGATCGTTCGCAACGTGATCGTCGTAAACAACTCCGATTGCGGCGGTGGCGAATACCCTGACTCCGAACCTATCGGCCAAGCATTCATTGCGTCTATTGGTATCGAAGGTGAATGGCTACAAACGTCCTACAACGGGAATTTTAGAGGCCAGTACGCAGGCCAAGGAATGACCTACGACCCGACACTCGATGAATTCGTTAGCCCACAAGAAGAGGAGCCCCTAAGTGAGTGAAATAGATCAAGAACTACACGTGGACACGGTAGAAGCCGAGCCTATTAAGAAGAAGCCAACATCGTCAAAGCATCCCAAAGTGGCCGACTCGACCGAACGGGCCCGGGCTATCGTCCGAGCCAAACTTAAAGGGTAAAGCGGTGGACTTTGGCGATGTTGTAGGACTCGTAGCCACATCCTTAGCCGCCCTCGCCATCATGGGAACTGGCCTGGTGTGGCTTATTCGTAACGTGGTGCGCGATGAGATTAAGAAAGCGACCCTCACTATCCAGCCGGGGTTCCGTAACGGTGGCGAATCATTGGCCGATGTTGCCGCGAAAGTCGATCGGATCTCCGAGAAGTTAGGTCTCTGATGAAGCATTGGCTCGCCTCCACGTGGGAGGGCTCGATTGTCAAGATAGCAACCGGGGCCGCACTCGGTGCCGTACTGTCATGGCTCGCAACCGCAGACGTCCACCCGCTAATAGTCGCAATCTCGGCGGCAGTCATACCAGTCATTATTAACGCACTTAACGGCGATGATTCACGCTACGGGAGGCTAGATCATGGCAAGGCTCTGTAAAGGCGGCGTCACGCTACGCGACCAGATCGACCGGCGCTGGCCTAAACGCGACAAGAGCTCCGACGGGTGGATCGGTGATAAGGCACACGCCTCCCGAGCATCGGACCATAATCCGAACAAATCCGGTGTCGTCCACGCCATTGACATTGATGAGAACATGGGGAAAGGCCGGAACCGTAACGGGCGAACCGCCAAACGACTCGCCAACCAACTACTGGAGTACGCAGCCAGCGGGCTCCCCGGTGCTAAAAGACTCAAATATGTGGTCTATGAAGGCCGGATAAGTAGCGGAACCTACCGGCGCACGTGGTGGAAGTGGCGCGGATCGGGTTACGGCCATGAAGCGCATATCCATGTGTCTTTCACTTCTTACGCCGACCGTGACGGCACCGTGTTTCCGTTGCCGATCCTGACACGCTCCCCAATCACTAAAGCCCGTTGGCGGCGCGACCTCACAAAAGCACGTAAAACCAGCATTTAGCGGCTAGTCTTGACCTCTATCGAAGGGGAACACATGGCAGAATACATTCGACCAGGGGAAGCCGCCGAAATGCTCGGAGTCTCACGCGATGCGATTAGGCGCTATTCGGATGCGGGACGCATTGACGCCATTGTCACACCGGGCGGTCACCGTCGGATCGACCGGGAATCTGTAGACGCCTACATTACTCGCCGCACCCGAATATCTAGCACCGTGACGATCATCGAGCACAAATGATCACCGAAGTGCTTATGTGCGCGGCCCTACTCACAGCCCCGGCATGCGTCGCACACTCTAAAGACGCCGAAGACTGGAAAGGCCACGAAACCAGCCTCTACACAGGGCAGCATTACGAAAGTAAATGGGCAGGGGTTCGCAAGTGCATTATGCATAGGGAATCCCGCTATAACTATAGGGCCCGCAGCACGGTATCGACCGCATCCGGCGCATACCAGTTTCTCGATTCTCAATGGAGGATCAGCCTCACGTACATGATGATTCGTGAGAGTCGATCCACGGCCGACGGCCTCATTAGCGAGATTAAGGCACTCAGGAACCACCCGATACAGGAATGGAACCGATACTGGCAAGACCGCGCCTTCTATACCGCATGGAACAATGGAAGGGGGGCCGATCATTGGAACCAAACCCGCCTCGGGTGCTAAACGCCTCGTATTACGTGTTCGAGCTCGATCACTTGGATGCACCAGGTCAAGTGTTTATCGTCATCCGTGACGGTAAACCCACCCTGGCTTATCGTCGTTTCTATGGTGACCGCTGGTCACCTGAGATCATGCCCAACACGCCGGAATGATTAAAGTCCTTGACACGTCGGCGGCGGCTCGTAAAGATAAGGCCACAGACATTCCAGCGGAGGGGAAGCCGCATACCCGTCACATATGAGTTGGCGGGATGTCTTCGGTGGGCCTTGTTTCTAGTGGCAAGGCTCACCACACCACTAGCCACTAGCGGAAAAAGGGGAACCATGACCGAATCATTATTCGACTCCATTGGCGACATGCAACTCGACCGACCCGGGCACAATTGCACCGGGCAACTATGTACCTATTGCGAACGCTTTGATCGTGAAGACGTGCAGCTCCTCGCAGACATCGACAAGAATTGGCGCGTACAGGCCACCATATTCCGCAAATCGTTAGCGATCGGTGGCCTATTCACCGCCGACCTACTGATCGACTCGATCGGCCTACCTGACGGCCACCCCAACCAAATAGGGGCCCTATTCCGGTCATGGTCAAGCATGGGAGTGATCACCTCGATGGGTAACTATGTGACCTCGACCCGGGAATCCAATAATGGGCGGTCTATTCGCATGTGGAAGCGCACCGCGTGAGCCCGGCACTGGTAGGGCTCGCCTGCCTACTTATTGGCCTAACCATTGGTCTGGCATGGGGTTATGTGGGTGGCAGTCATGGGTGACTATCTTGAGGGCTACCTTGCCGCCCTAGACGATGTGCTTACTGAAATAGAGGTCGAGAACCCCGACAGTGTGAACGCCGTTCGTTACCTCATCCGGCACATGGCTAACGATTGTAATAGCGAATGACCTACAACCTTGACGGGTACATTGACGTCCCGACCCGAATCAAACTATTTATCAAGCGTCACCCGGAAGGGTCGCTACAAATGGACCCGCCTCAATTCGTCGAGGTCGAGGGGAAGCAATGGGTTATCGGTCGGGCCTACGCATACCGCACACCCGACGACCAGCGCCCCGGTATTGGCACAGCGTGGGAAATCGTCCCCGGAACAACGAACTTCACTAGGGGGTCAGAACTCCAGAACCTTGAAACGTCGGCTTGGGGTCGAGCGATAGGGGCCCTAGGTATCGGTATCGAAGCATCCATCGCCACCCTCGACGAAATCCAACACGCCAAGGAACGCGGGAAGGTCACGCGCACCACAGAGGCACTACCTGATGACCCATGGATCACTGAGGCACCCGCACCCGCCTACGACGGCGGTGTACCCGGCAAGGGCTCCAGCATGTACCCACTCACCGGCCCGCAACTCAAAGCGATACACGCAATCCTCGCCAAACGTGACATTAGGGACGATCTCGACAAGCTCGCCAACGTGAACGCCTGGCTAACCGGGCTCAACAAGACAGCAGTGGCCTCGATCACTGAGATGAATAAGACCGACGCATCCGGGTACATCGATCACCTGCAGAAAGGTGTGCCTTGATGAAGGTTGAAGCGTGTCATGCCCATGCGCTCGGATCTCCAATGGGTAGACGATGAATCAGTATGCCGGAGGAAATAGCACTGGTTTCGTGTAGGACAGGGCAACACGCCCGAACGCGCAGGTAGGGTGAGTAATACCAAAAACCAACCACCACAGAGGCGCGGTCTTGAGCATCAAGATCGAGGACGCGCCGATCATCACTAGACCAAAGGACACAACATGACACAACCACACGAACTAACCGGCTTCACACCATGGCCAGACCG